GCGTGGGCTCGTATCTGCTGAAGGTGACCGTACAGATACCTGATACCGACTACCCGAGCGGGTACAGGAAAGAAGTTGTGAATATTAACCCACATATAAGCGTGAGAGGATGAAAGGTAGTGCGACTATAATAGGCCAGATACGCGGCATCGCGGCTGTCATACAGTCACGACAAGGAACAGCTGCTGTCATGGGACAGGTACATGGCAGCGGTCTGCCACGTACCTGTCCCCTGGCAGCGGCAGCTGAACGAACAAGAGAGACGGGACTGCTGGCATGGATTCGCGTGCTACCCGAGCAACCGCAGGAGCTGGTATGGCTCACTCCGCAGGTGGGCATCGACTACATTATCGAAACCTCGACAGATTTAGAATGGCAAATTAAATAAATTAAGATTATGGCTTACTCATCATGGCTCGTACCGAGCAAGACATCAGGAAGTGGCAACGATACCGTCAATGTAACGGCGGGTGCCGACAACACTGGCCGTAACGCCAGAAGTACTAACATGACCTTCAAGGCAGCCAACTGCGAGGATGTGGTTCGCGCGGTTACACAAGCCGGTAAACCCGAGTTTGTGACCATCGAGAGCACGAAGAGCGTGGAGAAGGGAGGCGTGACCACGCTGACTATCACCGGAACAACGAACTCGAGCAAGCTGACCTTCGCTCTGGCATCGGGTGGCAGTCTGCCGCTGACATTGCCAGATAAATACACCGCCAACAGTGTGGCCACCAACAACGGCGCAGCCATCAGCGGCGACCCAGGCGGCTCGGCTGAGTTCCCATTCTCGATAGCCTTCAGTAACGTGGCATCCAACCCGACCATCGCTGCACGCAGCGTGCAGCTCATCGTGACCGACAATGCGGGCAACACCGCCACATGTACCATCACTCAGGCAGCCGGTGATCCTACACTCAGTGTATCTCCTGCAAGCGTACAGCTTGACTGGAATGCTGCATCGGCTCAGACCTCTGCATCGTTCAGCGTAACCTCTAACACAAACTGGAGTGTTGAATAATGGCACAGATCAGCATACCTTGGAACGACGGCGACGGAAGTATTGTCCTGACGCTCACAAGCGCACAGGGCAATCAGACCGTGGCAGTAACATCGTCCACGGATTGCATCTACCACGACCGTCAGCAGAGGGTGACCTTTGTGGTCGGCGACGGAGCGATACGCCACGACGTAGCCACGGCAAGCGGCCACCAGATACGCACCGCGAGCGGCAACACCATCCGCACGCTCGACAACTCGATGAAGGTGACGGTTTTGGTGACACAGCTGGCGACCACGAAACGCCTGATGGTTACAGCGCAGGATCATATCGTATGCACCGCCAGCGGTAATCTCGTGAGAATAGCAAACAATTAGTAATAACCCTTTAATATTAAAGAATTATGGCAAACGGAATTTTTGACATCACTCAGAGTGACGCCCAACTTCAGGCCATTCTGAACAAAGTGCAACCGCTGGTCGACACTGGCAGCATCGCACCCCTCGGCTTCGGCTATGGAGTGTGCGAAACGGCAGGCGCAACAGCAGCCAAGACGGTGAGCATCACCAACACCGTATTGACCCCTGGAGGCATTATTGCCGTCAACTTCGTGAATGCTTTCACAGCCAGCAGCCCCACGCTCAGCGTGAACGGCTCGGCAGCAAAGCCGATTAAACTCTACGGCAACGCAATGCCGATGGGAAAAGTACACAACAACACCATCCTGGTGATGGCCTACGACGGCACCCAGTTCAATGTGATCGGCATTCTCTCGCAGACCGCCGCAGCCCCCACAGGCTTTGTAGACCTCGCTCTGCCTTCAGGTCTGCTCTGGTGCGAGCACAACATCGGCGCTACCACACCGTATGAGCACGGACTCTATTTCTCATGGGGTAACGTAACTGGCCACGCCGAGGGCAGTGGCTATGACTTCAGCGATGCTGTATATGCCGAGACACCAGGTGCGGCTCTCACAGGTAATATCCCTGTGAATGGTACCTACGATCCTGCCCGCCACAACATGGGCGCACCATGTAGGCTTCCAACAGTTGGCGAGTTCCAGGAGCTGAACAGTAACTGCGATTCTGAGTGGACCGATGAGGACGGTGTGGCAGGTCGTCGCTTCACATCACGCATCAACGGCAACTCTATTTTCTTCCCCGCTTCGGGCTTCTACAATGGTGCTTCGCTCAACTACCGCGGTACGTACGGCCTCTATTGGAGTTCGTCTTACCTCTCGGCGACGGGCGCATACTACTTGCGCTTCAACTCGAGTGATGTGAATCCAGCGGACAGCAGCTACAGGCGCTATGGTTTTACGGCGAGGGCTGTTCAGTAAATTGCCTTACTCATTTTTGCACTTCGAGCCACAAACCAGGCGCGGCCACGAGCCGCGCCGTGGCTCGAAGAGTAAAAATGAATCTCTCGTGGAGTTTCCGACGCTCGCGCGTCGGGGCTTCACATATAATAAATTATATATTTTTCATCAAATTAAAACAACAACAAAACCATGTTAATAGTTCCCGCTCTCGAATACGAGAAGCAACGCCATGACCACACTTCCTGGAATAAAGTGATACTACACCGCGAGGGTAAATTCTATCGAGTTTACGAATGGAGCCTGTGGCTCGTCAAGACTGTCGTCTGCACTGAGGAGTTCCAGAAGCAGCGCGGCGATGACAAGATGCTTTCGGCTAAGCGCTACGTCGGCAAGAAGACCGGCGAGTATGCCATGTCGGGATTCCCCGTCGAGAGTCTGTCGAAGTATATCCCCGAGTATCAGAGCGTGCGCCCGATGGAGGGTGGTGACGATCTGGAGGTAACTATTAACCTACCGCTAAAGGGCGACGAGAAATACGAGGAACTATTTTCAGCATTCAACGAATGGAAGCAGAAGTTGGAAATGTACGAACCCGACGAGAAGAAGGGCGGCAAAGGTAAGGACATAAAACCACGCGGCGGAGCATTTGCCATTGTTCAGCGTCTGCTGTCCTATCCTGTCGAAAAGAAATCCTCGTCCGAAAACGTGGAATTTATCAGCGAGCTCAAAGAGTTGGCCGCTGAACTATTATAGAAATATCGTTGTTTAATCTTATTGGCACAATCGGGCTGTTCAGGGCAATTACATAGGCTATCCGTCAGGCTTGCATAGCGGATGCAAGCAGGAAAGAAAACAGCGACCGCCAGTGGCTTCCAACGTGCAAGGATTCTGCTGGAGATGGGTCCGAAAGGTGATAGTCGTTAAGTTGGATATTTTCTTCCCCGCTTCGGGCAACTACAATGGTACTTCGCTCAACAACCGCGGAACGAACGGCAACTATTGGAGTTCGTCTTACAACTCGGCGACGAACGCATACAACTTGAACTTCAACTCGAGTAATGTGAATCCAGCGAACAACAACAACAGGCGCTATGGTTTTACGGCGAGGGCTGTTCAGCATTTACCATGTGCAGTCATACAATAAGAACAACGAGAGGACACCCCGATGAAGCACCCCAGGACGATATGGCAATGAAGTTGACAAGAGAGCAGCTGCTGATTGATCTGTATGCAGCATGGCACATGGCACGCCGGCACAAGGTGACGAAGCACTACGTGCGCGTGTTCGACCGCCACACCGACCGCAATATCCAGGCAATCTGCGATGCGCTCTACACTCGTGACTATCACCCAGAACCCTCGAGCTGCTTCATCGTGGACCGTCCGAAAAAGAGAGAAGTTTTCGCTGCGCAATTTGCTGACCGCGTGGTGCATCACTATTACTACAACCAGACGCACCGAATCTATGAGCGCACATTCATCGAAGATTCATATAGTTGCATTCAGGGTCGTGGCACTCACTACGGCATCGAAAGGCTAAAACAACACATCAAGAGCGCAAGCAACAACTACACCCGCCCGTGCTGGGTGCTGAGCATCGACATCCGTGGCTACTTTATGCACATCGACCGCAAGGTGCTGATGGGTATTGCTGTAGACACCCTGCGCCGAATGGCCACACACAAGGTAGAGCCAGGCAGCCCGCAGACGTGGGCCGATGTGGTGGATATAGACTTCTTGTGTTGGCTCACGGAGCAGATCGTGATGCTCGATCCAAAGACATCGTGTAAGGTGGTGGGCAAGCCCGAGGAGTGGATAGGACTGGATCACAACAAATCACTGTTCCATACACCCGAGGGCTGCGGATTGCCCATTGGTAATCTTACAAGCCAGCTGCTATCCAACGTTTATCTCAACCCCTTCGACCAATATTGCAAGCGAGTGCTAAAGTGCAAACATTATGGTCGATATGTAGACGATGCCTATGTGGTGAGCAGTGACAAACAGTGGCTGCTCGACTTGATCCCGCAGATGGATGAATATCTGCAAAAGACTCTTCATCTGGAGATACATCGCGGCAAGACACACTTACACCAAGCCAAGCATGGCGCGGAATTTCTTGGCGGTTTTATATTGCCAGGGCGCACATATATGAGCCACGCTGCCGTGAGGCGATTGCGACAAAACGTGGATAACCTGAAGGGCAGCGGCCCTGCCAAACTATACCGCAGCATCAACTCGATGCTCGGCGTGATGAGCCACTTCGACAGTTATCACCTGTGTCGCGAGCTGTTTTGCGTGGAACAATTCGAGCGGCATGGGTACTTCAGTGAGGATATGACACACTATCATCTAAACCGAAAAACATAAGTAAACCCATACCGCATAATCGGGCGAAGGATAGTGAAAGTATTAATTAAAAAATTCGACGATTATGCAGAACAACAAGTATTGTGGAAATGTTGCAGACTTTGCGCCCGTTCAGGAGGATGCAAGTCGTGTTATCATCAGTTACGGACTGAACCCCACCGAGGGTGAGATGGCCGAGTGGTTCCAGATTGACTTCTATAAGAAGCAGGGACGCCCATCATTCGAGCAGGCCAAGGCAGCCATCATCGCCGACATCAACGAGAAGGTAAAGGCTAAGATCATCGGCGGATTCGTTTGGAACAACAAACCCGTATGGCTGAGCGAGGAGAATCAGATGAACTTTGCACAGGCCGTGGTGCCCGCCACATTCAAGATTGGCGAGGAAGCCGACGGCACTCCCATCTATCAGGAATTTACCACCAAAACCGAGCTAAAGAACTTTGTCGAGGCATGCGTGGCTTGGAAGCAGCAGTGCCTGACCGAAGGCTGGGCCGAGAAAGACAGCATCGACTGGACTCCATACACCGAGGCACTTCAGCCAGTTTCAACCGAAGAATAAAAACCCTCGACGACTATGGCAACAATCAAAGGACAGAACCTCCGACTCTTCGTCGGTTCGCGAGCCATTGCAGCAGCTTTGGAGTGTCAGCTTCAGGTGAAACTGGAGCTGACACCCTACTCGACAAAGGACGACGAGGGCGGATTTACCAAGCACAGCGTGGCCAGTGTTCAATGGAGCGCTACGGCCACCGCCGTGGTTACCGACGACGAGCAGCTGGCAGCCATCGGCGTGGCTGAATTGGCTGATATGATAGGTCAAAGTGTTCAGATGCAGATGCATACCACCGGCGGCGAAAAGAACCGCGAGGAGTTGCAGCAGCTGCTGGCAGGCGAGGCCGTCCTGAGTGATGTGCAGTACACCGCACAGAACCGCCAGCGCTCAACATGTCAGATAACACTCACAGGTAAGAAGAACATGCTCATCGACCTGCGATGCATCATCACAGCCGATGACCACTACATCCGCACGGCCGACGATCATATTGTGGCCGCAGCTCACCAATCTTAAACCCTCGCGACTATGGCAACAATAGGATTTAATCCAGGAATGCGACTTCATCGGGTGACTATTCTTAATAAGGTGGCACCCGCTGAGAAGGCATTCGGCGAGAAGACGGGCTATCGTCGTGCCGGCACGCTGAGCTCATCGTATGAGTTCAACAAAGGTACGCGAGCCCTTCGCGAAGGATCACTCGACGCATACGATACGGTGATATTCCGAATGAACTTCAGCGCGAACGTCGCTAAGGATATCACCCGCGAATCGCTCATCGAGTGTCAGGGAAAGATATTCCAGATTCAGTCGCTCAATAGCGACTACACTCAGAATAAAATCATCATCCGCGCCACGGAGATGACCACCCAGGTGAACATCGTCCCCAAGCCGGAACCCGAACCATCATCAAGTGAAATTTAATTTTTTTGGAACTATGGAGAAGAAGACAAGACAAGTAGCAATCGTGCACTACAACACGCCCGAACTTACCGAGGCGGCAATCCTGAGCCTGCGCAAGCATGGCGGCGAGGATTATGAGGTGACCATTTTTGACAACAGCGACCGCCGACCATTCACAAAACAGATGGACGGTGTGCGAGTGATCGACAACACCAGCGGACAGGTGATAGACTTCGATGCGGAGCTGGCGAAATACCCTGAGCGCGAGCCGCGATTTGCCATGCAGAGCAACTACGGCAGCTTTAAGCACATCATCACCATCCAGAAGCTGTTCGAGCTGTTGCCCGACGGATTTCTGCTGATGGAGAGCGACATTATCATCAAGCAGTCGGTAGACCACATGTTCGACTATACACACGGAACGGTGGGACACATTCAGACAGGCCTTATTGCCCGCAATCCGCACAACATCGACCGCCTGGTGCCATTCCTTTGTTTCATCAATGTGCCTATGTGCAGAGAGAAGGGCGTGGACTATTTCGATCCAAATCGATGCTGGGCATTGCAGAAGGGCGAGATGACCAAGGGTAACTGGTACGACACCGGAGCCTCGTTCCTTGAAGACATCCGCAGCCACAAGAACGGCATCAACGGACTGAAGATAGATATCCGTCCGCTGATGGACCACTACCACGGAGGCTCGTGGAAAATCGACAACCTGAAGCAGCAGCTGGAGTGGATTAACCAGCGCCGACAGCACTGGGCCACCGACGAACACAGCACCATCGAGGTGCAGCCCGACAACGCCAAGGTAACATCTACGGATGTGGCCATGTGCATCATCGTGCGCTGCGAAAACCCATACCTGCGCGAGTGGTGCGACCACTACATCGGGCTGGGTGTTAAGAAGATATTCCTATACGACAACAGCCGCGAGGGTGACGAGCGCCCTGCCGAGGTGCTGACGGGCTACGGCGACGCGGTGGAGATAATAGACTACACAGCCGTGGGCCTGGGCGCACAGGTTAAGGCATACACCGACTGCTATATGCGCCACTGGCGCGAGTACGGCTGGATAGGATTCCTGGATGCCGACGAGTTGGTGCGCATCGAGGACGGCCGCACGCTGCCCGAATATCTGGGCGAGATGCAGGGCGACGTGGTGCTTCTGTCGTGGCGCGTGATGACCGACTCGGGACTCGTGCACTACGATCCGCGCCCGATGAGCGAGCGATTCACCGTGGCCAAGGCTGCGCCAAGTTGCGACAATGGCTGCGAGTTCGTGAAGTCGTTCGTGCGTGGCGGACTGTTCGGCCTCGACTTCCAGGTGCAGCCACACGTACCCCATCGCATGGGACCGCTGAAGGTGGTGAACGCCATCGGCGAAGAGGTGAATCTGTACCCAGCCATCGAGCCAGTGCACAAGGTGGCATGGATTGATCACTACCTGACCAAGACCGCCGAGGAGTACGTGGGCAAGATAGGCCGCGGATTTATCAACGTGAGCCAGGAGCACAACGACAAGCGCAAGGCCACGATGGTGGACGACTTCTTCAACATCAACGAGCGCACCCCCGAGAAGGAGGCCATCCTGCGCGGCGAGAAATGGGAGCCCGAGCCAACAGCTGAGCCCGAACCTACGGAGGCACCCGCCGACGAGATAGCCACCAATGGCGATCCATCAGTAATTGCTCCGCCTACATTCGACGAAGCGCAGGGCACACCAGCGCCGGAGAAGCCTGCGGGTAAACCCAAAGCGCAAAAACGCAAGAGTAATAAAAAGAAATAGATATGGGATTTTTTAGTAATCTATTCAGACAGGCTGTGCCGACGGAGGCGTTGAACTTCCGCGAGGTTTCACCAATCGGTGCGCCTCGCGTGCCCGTGACCACCGACCCGAACCATCCGAGCAACAAAGGCAACGTGACTGGCGGTAGCTATCAGGAGCGCATCGTCTATGCCCGTGATCCGTTGACGGCTCTCACGGTGTCGGCAGTGTACCGTGCCGTCGAACTGCGAGCCAAGAACATTGGAATGATGCCTATCCAATACCGCAAGAAAGACTTCGAGAAAGGCAACTTCGTGGTGGATATGCGTGGACTGGGCAAGCGCATGAACTATCTGCTACAGCAGGAGCCTAACCCGATTATGTCGGCGGCAAGCATGTGGGAGTTGATCACCATCAACCGACTGATGACGGGCAACGGCTTTGTGTATATCGAGCGCGACGAGTTTGACTTCCCGAAGTATCTGTGGCTGGTGAAAAGCTGTGCGTACAATCTCGCGGAGGGCAACTACGTGAGCCTGACGTATCTGACCGACCACGGCTACGAGACGAGGCCGAACGTACCGGCATCGGACGTGCTGCACTTCCCGAACACGTTCCGCTATGCAAACGGCGTGTGGGGCAAATCGACGCTTGACTTTGCGCTGGAGACGCTGACGCTGAACAAGACGCTAAGGGCGCAGGCTTTGGAGACTGCCGGAAAGGGTGGCCGCGTGAAGCTCATCCTGAGCGAGGGTGGCGAGAGCGGCGGTGTGGCCCCGATTGCCAACGGACGATTCGACCCCGACCAGGTGAAGGAGATGGCCAAGCAGGTGAACAAGGAAATCTACGAGCAGGATGTGATAGCCATTCAGAACCTGACGCACGTCAACCAGATCAGCATGACGCAAGCCGAGATGCAGGCCGTGGAGCAAAGCGGACTGACACTCGACGACGTGGCACGCTTCTGGGCGACTCCACGCCCCCTGCTGATGCTCGACACCAACTCACACTACACCAGCTATGGCGACGCGACGATGGAGTATCTGACGCGCACCATCATCCCCGACGCAAAGGATATGGAAAAGGAGCTGTTTCGCAAGCTCATAGGATTCAGCGGCTACGGTGTGAAGGACATTCACGTCTGCGAGAAGCCGCTGATGACGATGGACCCGACGGCCAAGGCGAAGTATTACGAGAGCATGTTGCGCACGGGCATCATGACCGTGAACGAGATGCGAGCCGAGGAAGACATGCCAAGCGTGGACAATGGCAACATCGTCTATGTGCTCACCAACCTGGCAGAGCTGGGCAGTGCCAAACTGCGCGACGTGGCAGGTGGCGGCAGACCGACCACTCAGGAACCGCAACAGCCGACACCGCCAAAGGAAGGCAACGAACCGCCATCAGACGAAAAATAATTGTCACGTGACGATTTGGAAACTGTCACGTGACGATATAAAATTGACAGCTTATGACACCGAACCCGACAAAAGAGGAAATCGACGCTCTGGAGCGCGAAATCCAACAGCAGAGAAAGAAGCGCGAAAGCCGTGTGCATCGCGCAGTAAACCCAGGACGCTAAAACGCCCGATAAGTAGATAACATTTTCAAATGTAAACGAGAATATGAAACAGACAAGATTCATCCCAACCAATGACTGCGGCCTGCAACTGCGCGAGCCACAGGAGGGGCAGCAGGAAAGCCGCGAGATTGAGGGCCGTCCGATAGTCTTCGGCGTGCGCTCGGTCAACCTCACACCCTGGAGCTCCACACGCAAGGTGTATGAGATTCTGGAGCCTGGCTGCATCAGCCGTGAACTTCTCATGAAGTCCGACGTGATCCTGAATCTTAACCACTCGAACATGGTGCCCGACGTGCTCGGACGCTTCCGCAACTCGGACAAGGACACCCTCTCTCTCGAACTCCGTGGCGACGGCATCGACTGCCGCTGCGACCTGCCCAAGACCAACAACGCCAACGATGCGCTGGAGCTGATGAAGCGCGGCGACATCACCGGCATGTCCTTCGCTTTCGAGGACGACTGGGAGGACTCGGAGAACGGCGTGAGCTACGAGAAGACCAACGACGTCGAGGACGGCAAGGAGGTATGGCTGCGCCACGTGAAGAAAATCACCGGCCTCTATGATGTCGCCATCGTCACCCACCCCGCCTACGAGCAGACCAACGTCGGACTGCGTGAGGCATCGGAGGCTATCGACAAGGCGATTGAGGAACAGTTGAAGCGCGAGTGTGGCGACGACGAAGCCAAGAAGAAGGCTGAGGAGGAGGAAGCCGCAAAGCGTGAAGCCGAGGCAAAGGCCAAGGAAGAGCAGGAACAGCGTGAGAAAGAAGAGCGCGAAGCCCGCGAACTGGAAGAGCAGGAGCAGCGTTTCCGCGAACAGCAGGCTATGCGTCTGCGCCATCGCGCCCAGCGACTGAGAACAGAACAAGAATTAGAATCACTTATTTTTTAACCCTTAAAACGTTTTAGGAAATGAAAGAAATGACTAAGACACAGATCAGCGAGCGCCAGGCCGCTTGCTGGAATCGTATCGACGAACTGGACGAGTTGAGCAAGACTCGTGAACTGACCGCCGAGGAGCAGAAGGAACAGCGTTCTCTGATTGACGAGTCCGCTAAGTTGTCAACCCGTGCTAAGGCTCTCGCCTCTGGTGTAGAACTTGCCAACATTCGCAGCCGCGAAGACAAGGGCAAGGAGCTGCGTGCGCTGATTGAGGATTGCTTTGTCAACAAGCGTGGTGCCAACGCTACCACCATCCTCGCCAACGCCGTGACCACTGGCGACGACCAGAACACTACCGCTAACTTGGAGGCTGGTGGACTGATCCCCGTGGAGATTAAGCCCATCATCGACACCAAGGTGCCCGGCATCGAACTGCCCGACGACCTGAAGATGTTGACTGGTGTGACTGGCACTCAGGTCATCCCTTACAGCATCAACGACGTGAAGTTCACTGTCGAGGGTGAGGTAACTCAGGTGGCTGAGCAGAAGCTCGACTTCGCCAACATTAAGACCAACCCGCAGCGTGTGGCTGCCTCTCTACCCGTCAGCCGTCGTGCAGTGGCCAATGCCGCTTTCGACATCATTGGCTTCTTGACCTTCAAGATGCAGAAGGGCTGGGCTATCTTCCGCGCACAGCATGTCTATGGCCACGGCGAGTACGACAAGCTCGACATGCCGTTTGCCAAGTGTCCTGTTGTTGAACTCACTCTTGACCAGAACATCGGTAAGAACCTCGCCAAGGAGGTTGCCAAGCTCTATGACAAGGGCTTCGAGGGCGAGCCAGAAATCATCATGGATAAGACCACCGAGGTTGACCTCCAGTTCACCAAGCTCATCCCCGGCACCACCGACTCGAACCGCACCGTGGTACAGGACGGCAAGTGCGTAGGCTACCGCTACAAGCTCTCTCCGTTCATCGACTACGCCTTCAACAGTGCAGGTATCGGCACGAAAGACCCCACCTACCGCTACATCGGTATTGGTCACTTCGGCTACCTGAACGAGCAGGTGTATGCTGATGGCATCGAGTTCAACATCGACGGAACATCTCAGGCCAACTTTGACCGCAACGTCATCGCCCTGGGCATGGGTCTCGACTACTCTCTGGTTGAAATGTCAAAGCTCGTCAACGGCGGCGACAACAACAACCCGCACAAGCCACAGGCATTCGTGCTCGTCAAGCTCATCGAGCCCGCTTCAAGCTCTGAGATTTAAACACTCTTTTTGAAATCTTCTTCTGGGGATTAGTTCCTCCGGCGGCGGTCGCCGATGCAACAGCAACAGGATTTGTATCGCCGCCGGTTTTCTACAAAACCCGATGAAGAGCCTAAGTAATAAGAAAAGTATAAACCCGACGAAGCACAACGTAGCGCAATTATGCTGAAACTCGACGAACTCATCTTCAACGCCATCAAAGCAGATGCCGACCTCATGACTGCGGTGGGCGGTCGCGTGGAATCGACCTGCTTTGAGGTATCGCCTGACGAAAAGGACAACACCCAGCTGCCCTACATCATCATTCGTGACGAGGGCAAGCGACCTGCAAATCAGACAAAGGATGATGACTGGATGCCGAGCAGATGGCAGGTGGGTGCGGCAATCGAGATAGGCGCACAAGAGCCGAAAGCGGTTGACGATTTAGCGATGATGGCCATGCGTGCCGTCAACAACTACATCCATGCACTCTACGACCAAGGCGAGTACATCCCTAACCTCCTCGAAGGTTTTCCACAAACCGAAGGTGTGCAATGGGACTGGATGAAGCCTTGCTACTGGGACTTAGTTCACTACCAGTGCGACGTCGATAACAACTCAAACGACAATGGGAACGATTAAAGGACAAAACCTACGTGTGATGGTGGGCGGCAAGTGCATTGCAATGGCCACAAGCGCCCAATTTCACATATCTGCGGAGCTTCAAGATTCGTCGTCAAAAGACAGCGTTGGAGATTGGCAGGAGCAGGAGGTGACTGGCCTCTCATGGGACGCGCAGACCGACTCACTGGTGACTCTCGAAGACAACGGCTCTAACGGCGAGCTGCCACAGGACATCCTGTCGCTGATCATCAACAAAACCAAGGTGACGCTGACCTTCGACCAGACCGCAGGCGCTAACAACCGCGTGGGCCAGAACTCGGTCATCAAGAAGACTGGCGAAGCCTATGTGTCGGATGTTCAGATAACCGCACAGAACCGACAGAACTCTACCATGACGGTGCAGTTCCAGGGAACCGGAGCACTCTCTTAGAAATATATGTGACCAATATTGTAAAGCCCTGCCGCCGCGCAACATCAGCGGCGGGGTTTTTCATTAACCGAAAAAGCAAGAAAATCATGGCAACTATAAAAGGCGAAAACCTCCGTATATTAGTAGGCCCCGACACCGAGCACCTCCAGTGCATTGCCGCAGCCACATCGTGCGTGGTGCATCTGGCGCTTCAGCTTGAGGAAGACACCACCAAGGATGTTGTGGACGACTGGATAAACCGCGAGCCAGTGGCCATCAACTGGGATGTTCAGGCCGATGCACTCATCATCAGCGGCGACGACGACGAATACCGCCCTGGTGCCAAGGCTCTCGATCAGCTTCAGGTGGGCATGGTTTATGTCATCCGCTTCAGCCGTACGGCAGGAGCAGCTGGCCAGCAGAACCGCGACGCAGTGGCCGACACCATGCAGCTGACTGGCCCCGCCATACTGAGCGATATGAACATACAGGCACAACAGGCCGACATAGCCACGGGCTCGATAAAGTTCACCGGCTCGGGCGACCTTACACAGTACACCCCACAAACAGAATAAACATTTTAAAACCCACAGAAGAAAACTATGAAACAGAAGAAGATTGAAATCTGCGGACGCGAGGTAGAGCTTTTCTACTGCGCCGCAACCGAGAACGGATTTGAGCGACTGAGCGGCAAGCTCATCGACGTATTTCTGCCTATCCTCGGCAAGAACGAAGAGGGAAAGACGGTGATAGCAGGCATGCCACCTGCCAGCAACGAGGACTACATGATGCTGGCCCTGTCGGGCATAGCCGCTGCCGACTCGTTCAACGAGCGCGAGCCGGTAATCACATCAAAGGATATACTCTACAAGGCCACCCCCGCCGAGCGCACGCTGCTGATTGACACCATTATGGAGCTGCGCAACGAGTGGTACGAGATTCCAAAGATAGTGAACGACACCATCGAGAAGGAACACGAGGAAGAGAAGACCACCGAAACCGGCGACAACGACGAAGAGCCAAAAAACTAATCATCGCTCACGAACGATACATGAAGTTCGTGGGCGAAATCGGCATTCCGCGCCGTGAGTATCTCTATGAGCTCGACTACCTCGACATGGTGCAGATAGAGCGAGGCTACGAGCGCCGGCACCGCCACGCATGGAGCATAGGCCGATGGGAGACATTCCACCTGATGGCTGCCTTCTGCGGAGGCAAGAATCTGCAAGAAAGCGGAATACACACGCCACTCGACCTGATACGATTCCCCTGGGACTACAGACCCCACAAAGCCGGCGACGACGATAGCGACATGCCAACACCCGCAGTGGTTGAGGAACTGCGCCGCAAGATGCGAGAGGAGAATGAGCGCAACGGCTTTAAATAAAGGTAAACCCCCGACGCAATGTTGGGGGTTTATTGTATTAATACGATTTTCACAGATATGCAGATAACCGAACAGACAATCGAGCGCATCAGCCGCAAGGTGTTCAACACGATGTTCTCGCCAGCCCTCCGCCAGAGCAACGTGGTGATGGGCGGCAGCGGCTCATCAGTCAGTTGGGCCGACAATGCCGGCCACGCCAACGTTGCCGACGAAGCCAGCACCGCAGGCTCGGCATCGAGTGTGCCCTGGAGCGGAGTGACGGGCAAACCTAACTTCGCAACCGTGGCCACAAGCGGCTCGTATAGCGACCTGAGCAATAAGCCCTACATACCAAGCGTGAGCGCTGCGGTGGCTAACAGCACCCTCACCATAACCATCGACGGCACATCATACAGTCTGACCGATACCAACACATGGCGACCAGTGGTTAACAACCTATCGAGCACCGACACCGATAAGAGCTTGAGCGCCGCGATGGGTAAAGACCTGTACGACTACATCACCACACTTCAGGGATATTTCGATGCCAACGGAAACGCCAAGAGCGCCCTGAAGCTGACCACCGTCAGCAAAACCGCCTGGGGCAAGACGTTCTGGACTGCGGGAGGCATACCCGCAAGCATCGATGGTGACATGACCTCAGTGGGCGACATCTCGTTCGCAGCCAGCGGCAAGAAGATTGGCGGATTCCTATACTTCGATACCGCCAGCAACCGCATAGGCGTTAATGAGAGCACACCGCTGAGCACGCTGCATGTGGGAGGCGCAGGCCGTTTTGCGGGAAATGTGTTCCCAACAGTCGACTATACCACTACCGAATACAACCTCGGTCTGAGCGACAAGCGATGGAACCGCGTTTATGCACGCTTCTGCGAACTTTATGGCACAGCCCCAGCCTGTCATGTAGGCACCAGCTCATCTGCTCGCATCAGCCTGCACTGGGCAAGCGGCAACAACCGCGGACTCTATGACTCATCAGACGCATGGCTCATCGGCACCGATGGCACCAACACCTTCCTGATGCGTGGCAACATAGGCCTCGGCACCACCTCCCCATCATATAAGCTCCACGTATCAGGGCAGATATATTGCACGGGCGGATTCACATTCCTCTCTGACGAGCGAAAGAAGAATATCATCGACCACGATGTGAAGTTGAGCGTGGCCGACATAGCGAACGCTCCACTGATACACTACACGCTGAAGGACGACCCCCTGCGTCGCGTCCGTATCGGTTCGATTGCGCAATACTGGCAGAAGGTATTGCCCGAGAGCGTGAGCACCGACAAGGAAGGCACACTGTCGATGGGCTACGACCTCCAAGCCCACACCGCCGTTGTGGTGCTGGCCCGCCGAGTGCAGGAACTTGAAAAGATGATATACCAACTACAAACCCGCATGGCATGAGTGTTACCGATCAGATAATAAGTGCGCCTGGAACGGGTACGGATGTGCAAACGGTTCTGAACAATCAGAGCAACGTGGGCTACGACTTGATGGTGGACACCAACATCAACAAGTGGGCCAAATATAAGCCCGTGCAGCTGAACCAGAACATGGTGGACGACCAGCTGAAAAGCGACTTGACATGGCGCGACGATTCGACTTGGTGGAAGGCACAGGACGGCAAGTGCGGACTGGCCTACGTTACGAAATCGACTGCCGCAGCCGTAAAGAGCGCCGTAGATACGCAGCAGGTGATATGGAGCCATGTTCCACCCACAGGACCGATGCGATGGACCGATTTCATACAGTACGACCACGCGGCCATACCGCCCGTTTTCAACGTGGGCAGCACCAACGCACGACTTGCAGCAGGCTCTACACTCGACATACTGATAGCCACATCTACATCAACAGGCCTGAATCTGCGCCTGAGCGACTTCCGAGCACTCGAGAACTATTACTACTCGGTGCTGATATTCGACGCCAACGGCAATCTGAAGATGATACACTCGGGCGATAAGCCACTGGCCGACTATACCGAGGAAGAGGATGTAGAGATGAGTATTCCCTTCACCAGCGAGCGAGGCGGATATAGCGGAGTGTTTGCCGAAAACGCCACCTACTATATCTATGCCTGCCTGACCGACCGGCAGTATTACTGCGCTTATAGCGAGTATGGCGGAGCAAAGATTTACATCCCCCTGCCATCGGGAGCCGACGACTGCGGCATGCCCCCATGCTCATTCCTCGCAAAGGCTTACACCCAGTGGGCGAGCATCGACGCAAGATCAATTGGTACTGGCAGCATCGTAAACTGGACGGTCGACCTATATGGTGCTGGCACACCATCTCAGGCATCGCTCAGCCTGATAGATGCCAATGGCAATGTAGTAGTAAGCCCCGGTGGAGTGCTCCAATATGTTGAACTGAACTTCACCAATGGAAATCAGACCAAGAACGGAAACACATACAGCAGTACTGTAGAGCAGGTGCAAGCTGGCGACGGAACCCCAGGCTATCGCATGACCAGCAGACTACAGACTACATTTAGGTTGCCTACGTCCAACCCCGAGCTGTATCGCGTCAAGTATGTCAGCCTGAACATCGAAGCTATCGCAGGCATCGGCCACGATATCGACCCCGATGCTTAAACCTATTCAACGCATTGAATTTAAAGATTCAACGCATTGAATTTAGAAATTCATCGCATTGAGTTCAGCAACTCAACGCATTGAATATATTTATTGTTTAATTCTTAAAAAACTATTTTAAAAATGAGTAAGCTAACACTCAAAGTGAAGAAGATCGGATTCAAGAATCCGAGTACAAAGAAGCAGGGCTACGTAGCCCGAGTAATCACCAACGGCACCGAGGACTTCGGCGACATCTGCGAGATGGCAGCAATGAACACCACCTACGCCCCCGAGGAGATAGTGGCCTGTGCCGGACTGATGCTGAAGGCAGCAGCACGCGCACTGAAGAACGGCAAGATTATCGACCTGGGCGTGCTGGGCCGACTCTATCCCAGCGTGTCGGGCAAGTGGGTGGAGAATGCCGACGACCTGTCGCTCTCCGACCTCACCCCGCACACCAACTACCGCCCATCGCAGGAGGTGCGTGAGGCCATTGCCAGTGCCACACTCGGCTGGGCATCGGACAAGGACAA